AATACTATTCTATCTATTTCCATAACTTTTTATTTTTTCTCTAATTAATAATAAATAATTTTTATCTGATTCATTTTCTACTATTTCAAGCATTTTGATATTATGAAGCAAAGCACAAACAATTGATAGTTCATTTAATTTATCTTTATACTTAATAAATTCAGGATTTATTTTACAATAGTTATCAAAATTATCTTTATAAAGATTTATTTGATTTAATACTATTCTATCTATTTTCATAACTTTAAATATATTTTACAATTTAGTGTGTTTATGTAAATTGTATTTTGTTTTATAATTCAGTAATTGTGTTTTTTTTGAAAATTCATTTCTCTTTGTAAATCGTCAATTTCTTTTTGCAATTTATTTATTTCAATACTTGACCAATTAAGTTCTTGCATAAATTCCTTTATTAATTCTTTTAGTAATTTTTTCATAATTCATCTTCTTCTATTTCTCCGCTTCCCTCGCATTCTGGACATTCAACAATTTCTGTACATCCACCGCAACAATTCCAAGCTGGTTGAAAGCAATCTTTGTCTACTTCTATTCTGCCTTTTCCATCGCATTGTTTACATTCTACTTCTATCATACTGCTAAAATTTCTTGTTTAACTTCTTGCCAATATTTAGTTGATAATTCAATATCTTCTCCATAAATTCCGCTATCTCCTAAAATTGGTAATGATGGACTTGAACTAATTATCTCATCTACTGCTATTAATGCACATTGTTTGACTGTTGAATTAAACAATGCCTCGCTTGGTGGAATGCAACCATTTCTATCAAATGGATTAGAGTATTTATCAAATAACTCTTTCGCTTTTTCTTCTGGTGTCATACTGCTAATATTTCGGTTAATACTTTGATATACGCTTGTTCAATTCTTTCAAGTCCACGTTTGCAAGTGTCTATTCTGTTTAAGTGCTTTTCAATTATGTTTGGGAATTGAGTGTAATATTCTGTATCTGCTTTAATCCAGTCAATTCTTGCTTTCATATCTTGGTGCATCTGCATCAAATTACTTGCTTTGTTGTGTAGTTTATAGTTCATCGTTTCTCGTTTAAATTGTTTAACTTAATTTCTCTAATTCTGTTTAATCTTTGCACATCAAACGTTGTAAAAAATTGCTTTCTGATTGCATCGTTAATGTGGTTACCTTTTGGTACGTACTCATTTTCAATTGTAGTTGGTACATAGTTAGGGTTAAAAGTGTTGTGTAATGTTTTCATATTATAAAGTTTAAATGTTTCAGCAAATATAGTAATAATGTTTATAACTGCAATACTTTTTAACAATTATTTTTAAATTATTTTTAATTTTCCAATGTTTATGCGGATTTCAGAGCATAAAAAAAGTGGAGATTTCTCCCCACTTCCAACAATTAAACTAAAAAACTATGAAAATCAGCAAACAGAAAAGCAGATTTCGTGCAAATATAACTATTTTAAATTATTACGCATCTTAAATTGTATAAAATCAATATAAGTTTTGTTGTTTATAGTGAACTTTTTATTGCATATTTTGCGGTCTGAACATTGCATTCTGTGAGTTATCGTTCCGGCCGGTGTTGTATACATACTTTTGTAGTGTGGTAACTTGCCACAATTCGGACACTCGAACTTTTCGCCACCTCTTAAAACTGCGTAGTTAACTTTGTGCTTTGTATAAGGTGCTAATCTTTCATAAACTTTTTCCAAGACAACGACATCCATATCGCAGTACTCAACCATTCGTTTAAGTGCTTCGGCATCTTTGTTGAAAATGATTGCTTTCCACATATCCATACCCTCGTGTTTCAACTTTGCACCAACTCCAAGAAACTTAGCAATATAATCTAACTTATTTGAATTGAAATTAAACTGGCTTTTAGCGTGTTTAAGCGTATCAATAGTTTGGTATTGTGGAAACATATCCAATTGATGAAATAAGCAACGTGTACGCAGCCATTTAATATCGAATCTGTCCCCATTGTGTGCAATTATCTCATCCGCTTTGTTTAGTTCTTTAATAAACGCTTTTAAAAGTGATTTGTCGCATTGGTTTTTGTCCCACGTTAAATGATGTACTTCGTCTTTACCTTCCCACTTCCAACTTACGCAAATAATAGCACGTTCTTTAATAATGTCGTCTGGTTGTATGTTTAAGTTGTAGCCACTTCTCCAAAAAATACCAATATTAAACGATGTTTCGATGTCAAAAAACAATCTCTTTCTCATAAATAAAATTTAAGTAAATAAAAAAACCACTTTTTATAGTGGCTTGTATGGTATGTATTGTGTTTTACCACCGATTTTAATTGCTCTTAACGCTTGTTTACGGTTGTTACCTTTACGATACGATATGTGAAACCAATTAGCGTGTGCATCGTTACCAAATTCGTAAATGTATTGGTCCGCTTCTACATTTTTAATAATCCAATCAAACAATTTTCTATCTGTTAATTCTAAATCGAATGCTTCACCTTTTGTATGCTGACTTCCAGACGCACCACCTATTAGTTTATTAAGTTGATCACATCTAAAACCACTACTTATTTTAATTGGAATGTTTAAATGCTTTATAATAGGTTCAAATACATTTTCACATAGTTGAATAGCGTTATGAACTTGTGTTGCATTCATTGTATTATGAATACCTTTTTTAATTGCAGTTGGTGAATATATAAATTCATCAATTGTTACGTGTCTACTTAAATTCATATTAAAATTTTGGCTTAAAGATAAAAGAAATAATTGTAATGCATACTAAACCAATAACAATTAATAAAAGTGTATATGGAAAAGGTTTTGTTTTAACTTTATATTCTTTTCTTACCTTGATTTTTTCAAGTCTTAACGTATCTCGTTTTAGTTTATATTGAAGTCTTATTTCTTGCCTCGTAGATGGCACATATAAGCGTTTGTAGCGAATGATTGTATCTTTTGTGGTAAAATACTTCTCAAAGTAAAAAGTGTCTTTTAAAACGACCTTAAACGAGTCAATTGATGTGATGCGGATGGTGTCGCTTTCTTGCTCCAACTTTGCACCTTTTTTATATGCTCTGTTAATATGCCATTTAGCACTACACGAAGTAAAATAGAATACAAGGTAAATTGATACTGCCCATACGAATATCATTGTAATTAAATGCTTAACATCTATTTTCATTCTGCAAGTTTTTTCTTAACGTCTTTTGCTTTGATGATCAATTTAACTATTTTATTAATAAATGAATAACCTTTTACTTTCTCAAAAGATTCATCCATAGATTTTACTTCAATACTAATTAACATTAAAGCAATAACTTTTGTAGCTAAATAATCAACGCTTATAACTTCTTTTGCTAAATAATTAATGATAAAAAAATCTGAAGCATAAACTAACATAATAGCACCTACATATGACATTAATTTAGGTACAAATCCGTGACGAAATGTCTTTGAATTTACATTTTCATTTAACTTACTTGCTTTCCATACACCAAATGCAGTATCTAATATAGTTGCTAATGCTACCAATATTATAATTCCTTTGATAGGAGCAAAAAACACAAGTAATGTTTTTAATAAAGTTGTAAAATTAGCTACAATTATTTTCTTCATAATGTTTCAATTTCCACTTCATATCCTTCTTGCTCCAATACTGCCTTCATATAATTTAAAGATGTATCTAAATCTTGTGATTGTCCTGCTGCAAGTTCAATTTTAACATTACCCATAGGTACACTTGTTGTAATTACAGATGCATTATTTTCAAATGCTTCTAAACTTGCATATGTAGATAATGAAATTTCTAATGTTTTACCATCTGATCTACCTGCAAATTCTACTCTACCATAGATTGTTGGCAACTCAATATAAGTACCTGTAATTACAATCTTTTTTTCTTTAGTAGTTTTAATTATTAATCCCATTTTTATATTATATTGATGTTATTGTTTCCCAAGCTGCTGCACCTCTTACACATAATTTTCCTAATGTAGTATCATATACTATTAAACCTGATGCAGGTGATGATATTGCATTTTTTTGTGTAGTAGTCATTCTTGGTGGTAAAAAACCTTGTGTTGTAGAAGTAGCAGATAAAATAGCTGAAGCAGGCATTGAACCTACACCACTTGCAATATGTGTTGCAGGCCCTAAATGAAAATATGTTGCATTTTGTAACATCATACCACCATTATATCCTTGAAATTGACCACAAACCGTTCCCCCATTTGCTGTAAAATTCAAATTTGGATAGTAAGCCCCTGACGGTTGTGCAATAGTTATGGAATCCGTAGCCGTAACAGCTGGAACGGTTAAAATACCAGTGCCACCAAGTTTTAATAAATCCGCTGTATTCGCCGAATTACGAACCCTTAACGCTAAGTCAGTCGATAACGCTCCTTGTGCCAAAATATCTAAACGAGCGGACGGAGAGCTTTGACCAATTCCAACAAAACCATTATTACCAATAGTTAATTTGTCAGAACTTGCAATTTTAAACGTAATAAAACCGTTTGAAGCTACATTATTGAATCTAAATTCTCCATTTCCTGAATTATTATAACCTGTAAAAACTTTTACCGCTCCTGTATTATCTAAATATTCAATACCTGAAAACGCTGAAGCATTTGTATTTTGAATACCAAAAACAGCCCCAGTAGAACTCAAAGATAATTTCAAAGCATCTAAGCCGACACCGCTTGTATATTGTGAAAATGTTTTATTTGTAGCAAGTGTAAACGCTATTGTTGAGGCGTTAAAAGTAAAATTTGCAGTTTCCTGTAATACGCCACCATTTTGAAATAATATCCTATTATCCGCTCCTCCAGAAATCGCAGTTGATCCAACTGTTAAACCTAAAGAAGGAAAAGAAGCTATACTACCATCTCCTCTTATGTACTGAGCTGTAGTTCCAGCAGGTGTGTTAAACTTTAGATTTAATGCTGTTTGTTGAGCTGTAGATACAGGTTTATTTATATCGCTTGTGTTGTCTACATTTCCTAACCCTACTGATGATTTATCAATAGTCTTATTTTTCCATAGAGATGTGGCAGATTCGTATTGTAGGACCTGATCATTTAATGGACTTGATATTAATACATTATGAAGCTCATCTAGCTCATATCCATTGTCTACCTTTACAAATATCTTTCCGTGTATTGCGTGTGCATATTCAACGTAACCAAGAACAATTAAATGATTAGGTGCTACAGGTTTAACATTAGTTATTTGTCCTGCAGTAGTAGGTGATAAATATAGTACATCACCATCTGCCCACGTTTCACTTTGTAAACTACCTGTAGTATTAATTTCTCTAATTGCACCACTTGTAGTTACAAATCCTTCTTGATTCTTTGCAATTGTTTCTGTAACTATTCCAATAGTAGCAGCTGAATTAGCATCTGAATCTGCTTGTGCTAAATCTACACTTAATCTTTGACCGGTTGCACCTGTTATTTTTACTACCTGATAATTTGCTTCTAACAAATCTACTGCAGCTTTATTTACTACACGTACTACTTGCTCCTGCCCTATTTGTAAAGTTACATTACCACCTTTTAAACCTAAATCAGCAGTACCATCTGTATCATTCCATCTTAAAATTCCAATACCACCACTATTACTTGGTGTCTGATCTAATTCTAATTGACCTGCTTTTATTTGATTTTCTCCTAAATCTACATTTGTTCTTGCACCACTATAAGGTACTTTGTTAACATCTAAATCATTTGTATTAGCGTTAACTTTATCAAATCCATCACGTAACGTATCTGTATTCTCAATTTCATTCCCTATGTAGATAGTTTCAATCGCCATTGTTTAAAACTATTTAAAATAGTTAATTATAGAATCTATATCTGTAAAAGTTTTATTGTCAATAACTACATCTGTATCAATTAAAATAACTCCTTTATCAGTAATAAAATGTGCTTGTTTATTGCTTAACTTTTCAGCATCTTGTGTAAAATTAAATTCAATATTTTGAAACTTATATCCGTTGTTTATTTTTGTAATTTCCATTTTTTTAATATTTTATAATTTTACCTGAAATTGCTCTACTTCTATCACCAGCATCTGCCTTTTGAACTGCAACAATGATATATATATTTTGTGGTAATGTTGCACCTAAAAAAGCACCACCATTTTGATAATTAGAAAAATCATTTTCAGATGCAGTTGATTTTGGATAAATTAAATAAAATGGATTACCCTCATCAAAAATACTTAATTTTCTTTTAAAGTTTGTAACTGACCAACCAGTAAAAGATACGGTTGAATCTACATAAGAACCTATTAAAGTTGCACCACTTAATGAATTTGTTGTGTTTACATAAAATCTATATGTAGCATTTCCAGCCCCTTGTTTAATCATTTGAAAATCTAAATCATAAAATGTAAATTCACAAGGAACTAAAGCAGAATATGATATTGTATTATCAGTATTATTTGCTAATGTTCCACCACTACCTTTTAATACATATGTTGTAGTTGGTAAAATATCATTAACTGCTACTTTTTTTGTTTCTCCACCTTGCACGATTGGAATTGTTTCTGTTCCTGCAAGGGGTGTTGATGCACTATTTAAAGCACTTATTTTTACATCTGCCATTATTCTATAATTAATTTATTACTATTTTCTGTATTTAAAATACTATTGTTTTCTGCAAGGATATATGATGAAGTAACTCCGTATATTTCTGTTTCACCTGAAGGTGATATTGATTGTGAAATACCCCAACTAATACTATTATTAATTGCACCTTTTCCCCATCTAATATCATTGTTTACTACACCTTGTCCCCATTCAATATCATTTGCCATTTTGCTCTATTTTCTTTAAGTATAACTTCAACTTCTTGATATTGTTCTCTTTTATCTTATATTCTTTTGCTTTCATATATGCCATCCAATAAAAATACTATCTGAATCGTGGTTCATATCACCATTTGAATTTAAATTATATTCAGGGAACAAACTATTGTTATTTCTGATATATGCAATAAATCTTTCAGTATAATGTTCCGCAATGCTTCTTTCTTTTTGAACTAAAAAATCTACTTCATTTTTATCTACACTTTCACTATTTTCGCTTCCGTGTTTATACACCCCCTTGTTAGCAATAGTATAAGCAGCAAAAGGCAAATATTCTACCATAGCCCAATGAATAAGCATAGGCTTAACATAAGTATCCAATAGGCTTAAATAGTTACCTGATAAAGTATCTGCTACAATATCTGCTTTGATCTTATTTAGAAGTTTAGTACCTAAATAATTTTGTATATGTATATCTTGTGCTATCTTAATGAATTGCACAAATTTATCAGTATCTATATTGCCATTTGCAGCAGTATATTTAACTAAATCTGTTCTTGTTATTAATAGTGCTTCTACCATTATTTAGCGTCTTTTGGTAAGTTTTTATTGTTAGGGTGAAAACCTTTTAAAGGTAGGTTGTTAGGTTGTACACTAACTTGATATGGATTAGTTACTTTAAACCCTCTTTTAGATGCAATAGCAGTACCTATTTTACGTGCATTAGGATTAGTTACATCAATACCCATACCTTCAATAGAAGCGTATGTAAGCCTTTTAAATGAATGGTGACATCTTGGCCCACCTTTGAATAGAAATACGTTGTAAGGCTCTCCATTATGCCCAAAACCCTTATTAACTAAATTGCTATTAACATTTTCAAGATCTTCTTTACGATAAATCTTTTTAGCATCCATCATTTTCTGACAAAATTCTCTTTTAGGTGAAGGATTACCTGTATATTGATATCTCACTTTCCATTGAATATCGTTAACTACTTTATCTTGTTCACTCTTTGCATTAGGAATTGATTTAACTGCAGTAGCTAATTTTTGTAAAAAGTTTTGTTTAGGCTTCCAATTTCTCAACTGCTCATCTAATTCATCTTCTAAATCATAGTCAACATCTCTTTCATCAACTAAAACCCATCCTTCTAAATCAATATCTTCACCTAATGAAATTAAAGCATCTGAATCTAAATCTACTTCTGCACTTAATTCTGTTCCTGTTTCTTCAGCAACTTGTTCTTTATTTATTGCATTCTCTAAATCTGTAAATTCTAAAGGTTGCAATGTTTTAATGTATAATTTCAAGCTGATTCCGTTAAATGCTATTATTTGATCAATTGCACTTAACATTTCATCTTGCATTGGTCTAATGACCATATTATCAAATAACACAACTGAATTTTTCAACTCATCTGCATTAGAACTAAATCCTGTACTTGTAGCAATACCGAAAATTAAAGGTGATGTAATTGTATGCCCTAACATAATTTTTCGCATACATTCTTCACTTAAGAATTGGTATTGGTCTGCAGCATCATTTAATGGAATATCATCTACCGTTGTTTTGCTTTCTTGGTTATCGTTAAACGCTACAATTACTTTTTGACCTCGTGAACCTGTTAACTTACCTAATACTCTACGTGAAATCTCGTCTTGTTGTTCTTCTGTAGGAATACCATTATTAAAGTTTACTACCTTTGTACCTGAAAATCCATTTTGAACTTCATTAATTAAATATGTAGAAATTTCTTCTTCTAATAAAGCATATGGTAATGCTCCATGATAATCTACCTTTGAGTAATATTTCATACCAACCGAATATGGTTGTATAAATAAAATCTCTATCTTATCTTTTGATGTTCCAAATGCAGAAAATCTTTTAGGTTGGAATTTTTTAGTGTCAAGCCAATTATCTGAATAGTAATAACCTTCAATATCTCCATTTTCGTTACACTTTTCCGCACGTAATAAGTTAACAGGAATATGAAACGCTTTTAGAATCTTGTCGTGCTTATCGTTATAATGTACTTGAATAGCAGCTTGGCCTAACATCTTTCTATCTATAAACAATTTACGCAAACAATCATCTTTGATTAATGCTTTTAATTGTGCATACTCATTAGGCTTTTTATTAGCGTCTAATGCACTTAAACCTTTTCCGTATAACAATCTACTAATATTATTAATAATAGCGTTATTCGTTGTAGAATTAGTATAAGAATCAATTAAAAACTGATAGTAATTGTTATCTTCTCCATACTCTACCCAATTGTCACATTTTGATTCCGTAATAACAGGTGTATTATATGCTGATAGATTTAATATGTGTAGGTTATTACTCATAAAGTTATAAATTCGTTGTTTGATGTATGTGATGTGTAAACATCTTTATTTATTGTGTATACTTCAGGTTGTTGTGATGTTACAAATATTTTATCTCTGTAGATCACATTTGATCCGTTATACATTGTTAAATAGTAGAAGTGTTGATCTTGCAAATCTTCTGCAATATCAAAAGATAAAGTTTTATAATATGCGTTATTTGTTATGCTAATATTATCTAAATCTACAATACTATTCGTTAATTCATTATAAATAGTAATGCTCGTGTAATTATCACTACGTGGTGAAATTGATATTGATTTAGTGCCTAATGTTTTATCTATTATCTGCATACTATTATAACCTAAAAACATTAAAATTGTTTCAAAAAAAAAGCCTACCAAGTTAATGATAGGCCTTAAATACTTATTGTAAGTCTTATGCAGTTACAATTGTAGCAGAACTAAACAAAGTAGCTAATTCAGCTTCAGTTGTGCAATCCAAGAAATTTGCAGGTACATTTTCCATACCTGTAAATGTCAATTTATATCCGTTGAAATCACCCATAGCAACACCATCAGAAATAGTTCCTGCAGTTAAATCCATACCTCTGAACAAACCACCAATTTTAAATTGTCCTGCTCTGTTTCTCACAACGATATGTGGTCTACCATAAGCTAACAATTTAACATTTTTAGTAGTCGCTAAATCTTGTTTTTTCAATTCTACAGATAATACTTGCTCAAAGAAAGTAGTACCATTTTCTCTTGATGATTGAATAGTCTCTTCAAAAGAATTATTACCTTTCAATTCGTATTTATATAATGAAGTAACTCCGTTAATATCAGAAATTTCATCTGTACCTACATTGTAAGTAACATCTGCTCCTTCAATACCATAGTTTACAAAGTAGATCGCATCCAATCCTGAAACAGAATCTTTGCAAGGCTCTACACGACCATTTGCTATATCACACGCCATAATTATTATGTATTAAAAAAGGGAAGGCATTTTACCTCCCCTTTCAAGTTATTATTAATCTAATTAGTTAGCCGAATTTGTGATTCCGTATGTAACACAATCTTCAACTGCTGCATATTGAACACCTGCAGTTAAACGCATAACTACACGTACATTTTCTGATCCGTCAACTTCACTTAAATCTAAAATTTTCACGGTATTCAAATCCGAAAGCAAACCTGTACCAAAGTATAAGTTATCAATTGTAGTAGCAATTGCAACATTAGAAGCCATTCCGTTTGCTACGAAAATTTTGATTCCGTCAAACATCAATTCTCCATTTGTATACCATTGTGTACCTTGATTGTTTGTACCATTAGAACCTAATCCTGAAGCACCAAATCCACCCAATGCACGTACATATGCTTTAGCAATGTTTTGAGAAACATAAATTCTTAAACCTTCGTTTGTGTACAAAGATGCAGGAATAGCATCTACGATTTTACCCAACTCTGTGATTACGTTTGAAGCAGTAACAGTTGTTCCTGAAACTTCTTGTGCTGCAGGTAAAGCTGCATCAGCTGCTAATAATGTAGCAAATCCGTTAAATTCTCCTGCATTAGCAGTTACACCTTGCCAAATGTTAGTTTCATTTTTAGCTGCTACTTTCGCTGCTACGTGACCGATCAAGAAATCAGCAAATGTTTTAGGTAAAGTGTCAAATGCACTATATCCCATTGCTACTGCTTCCCAATCTGAATGAAAATCTTTTTTACACAATTGTAAGTTAACTTGAAATTCTTCAGGTTGTAAAATTCTTTCTGTCAAAGTAACTGTAGAAGTTGCAGTAAAATCACAAGAAGCATCTTTTAAGATTGCATCAGTTCCAATTTTTTTAAGTACTTCTTTGTACTTTACGTTTGGTTTAACGGTAATTCCGTTTTTGGCAATTGTGTT